CTACTCCCGGCGAGATGGAGGAGATACCAGTAGATGAGAGGACTGACCACTTCAAACTACTGACGAGGTACGTTCTACCGAAACCAACTAGGAAAAGACTACGTTGGCAAGGTGAGAGAAGGGTGGTTCACTCCTCTGACATAGGTGGAGAGGACAGGTTCTGGAACCTATGGATTGACGACATGGTCTCAAGGCAGTGTGAGTATGTGGTTTTCATGTTTGACGACCGTGCGTTCATGGGTGGTGATGACGCCCTGCAACAGGTTGCTGGTTTCAAGTATCTAGTGGATGCTATTCTCTATAGAAACTACAGATATAGAAATTTGAAGAGTTGGTGGAAAGGCAAGAAATACACCCCTAAAATGCTGCTTCTGGTGGCAAACAAGGCTGATAGATTCTTCGATGACAAGGCTGCCACGCTTTGGCAACAAGGCAGAATAGGCGAGCACAAAATTTTCGACCCTTTCAGGGATGACTTGGTTCGTTTACAAAAGGCTGGCGTACCTACCAATAGAGCGTTTATGGCCACAAGAATAGGCTGGAATGTTGAGCAAACCCTGTTTGATATGCTCAATTACTAAACCTGACCCCATGAGTGACCTTTTTGGTCTAGTCCCCCCTCGGACCATCATGGGTCGCAGTGTGACAAGGACATCCCTAACTTCAACTGGGACTGGTTCTCTACGCACAACAGTGCCATCATGGATTGTAAAACAGTTCGGTTTGATGTCTGGTGAAAAAATCGCTTGGGAACTAAAGGTAGAAGGGGAAAACATGATAATTCACGTATCTCCAGCCTCCAAGGGGGAATAAGTTCTGATAAACGCAATGAATCCTTTCCAGAATCAACAAACACAACAAAGTCTTGGTCAAATGAACGAGGCTGCTCTGATGGCGTTAGCGCAACAAGGCAACCCTAACTTCACGCATGCAGCCCTGCTTGAGCAACAGGCAGCCCAACAGCAAATGCAGAGGTTTGCCGCTGAGAAAAACATCGAAGTGCCAAAGGTCAATTTCTACCCATCTCGCCACCCCGACCCTAGAAAAGCAAGAAGACAGGACATCAAACAGGCATACAAACTGCTCAAACCAACAAAGAGGTCTATCTTCGACCCAAGACGATGGTTGAGATTCAGCCCTTACAGGTATGCTAAGGACACTGGGACTTGTGTGATTGATGGCTGTAACGTTAAGGACCTGATACAACATGACAATCTTTACGCTAGGATATGTGACGATGAGACCGGTAAATCCCTCTGGGAGTTATATTGGCAGAATCCAATCACAGGGGAGGCAGAGGCTTTCGTGGCAAGAGAGGGTGTAACTAGCGGTCGTAAGATGAGAGGTACATACTGTCCTGAGCACCTGCATCTATACCATCTTCTCAGAAAGTGGGAGGAGCAGGAGGAGGCAGAGGCAGAAATGAAGCCCAGTCGATTCAGAGATAAGATGAGAAAGGGCGTCAGCCTAGTTTCAGTTCCAGTAGCCACTCTCGCCGGTGCCGCTGAGACCGGACCGCAACACCCAATGGTGGACAAATACGAACCATTCTTCGCTGAGATTATGGCTGATGCTAGAAAAAGCAAGGGCATCAGTGTACAGTTCTATGCGAATCCAGAAACTGAGGAGAATGACCTCACTGTGATTACCTTCGATAATAGAATGTTCCAAAAAGAATTGCTAGACATGAAGACTCCCACCCAAGCGTTTCAAGAAATATTAGCCCAACAAATGCAACAGATGCAACAAATGCCACCTCAGGCTCTAGTTAACCAACAGCCTCAAGTGGCTACCCCTCCTCCGAACCAAACAAGCGAGGTGAGCCAGTAATGATGGGATTCAACCAGAACCAGCCTCAGACAGGCTCTTCGTTGAACCTTTCCATGACGGGCGCACCCATGGGCGGTGGATATCAGAATGGCTTTTCCAGTGGATACAGTGCACCTGCCAATAACTGGTATGCCCAGCAACAACAACCTAATCTAATGAGCGCGTTCTTGGGAAGCGCCACCGGGATGGACCCCCAATATCAGAACGGCGTCATGCCACCAACTGAAACTGAAGTTCTAATCACCATGCTAAACACCCAGATTCCTGTTGAGAGATTCGTCCAAAGCAATACCTTCAACTTAGTTCTTGATATAATGGGCCAACTGATGACATTCTCCTTGCTGAGTGTATTGAAGGAAGCATCTTTCAACTTCGATGATGAACTTGGTGTCTTCAAATTAGACCCAGCCTCACTTCCAAGTCACCTACAGACCATGAGCCCAGAGAACATCATGGCCCAGATGAGTGGTTTGCAGAATGATGTCAACACAGCAGTCAGTAATGCAGAGGCTCAGAGGATGCAGATGATGCAGAGAGCCGAGTCCAGCATGATGCACGGTGCACTTCAGGCAGCGATGGCTGACCCCGGACTAATGACTGGCGCTGCTGAAGCAGGTGGTTCCTTCCTCAGAACACTAATGACTGGAGGCAGATAATTATGATAAACGGTAGAAGCATTCCCGGTATTCCAATACCAAGCCAATTCGCAGACATGTCAATGCAGTTACTCGCTCCAAAGAGAAGCATCATCGTTGATATGGTAATGGTTCAACTCATAAGTGCAATCGTTGTTTTTGTTGGTATTCTACTCTTCAAAGCGAACGAGATAAGCCAGTCGGAGATGACTATGATGGTTGTGGGGGTCTTTCTCTCTCTTTTTCTCTTGTCGTCAGTATACCATAGGATTACGCGGTTTTAGTTAGCAACGTTAATTGCTGCATGCCTGCACGGCTCCACCATGGTTGAGCGCAAGCCAGTTGTAAAACGGTCTTGTTCCTTCTGCATCAGCGAGCAGAGGGAGGAGTTGGAGGAGGCTCTCAAGAATGGCGAAACCAGTTGTCAAAGACTAGACAAGGAAATGGGTTGGAGGGCCAACACAGCCGACCGCCATTTCAGAAATCACATGGGTCAATATCACCTAGCCTCGAATCCCTCTTGCGTTCTCTGTACCCATAGCAACAGGGCTTCTTTCGAGCACCGATACTTCACAAACGGTGCTGAGTCAGACCTCATCGCAGAGGAGTTGGGTATCAAAGAGGAGGCAGTTTACAACCACATGAAGAATCACTTCCAACCACTAGTGCAGAAGTCCGCTGCTACTGAAGTAGCGATAACCGTTGGTCAAGAGGTAAACGTCATGCGAAACAACCTAGAGAGATTGAACGGAAAGTTCGAGGAACTCATGAATGAGTCCTCCGTCCATGAAGACGGATTCATTAGAAATGCAGTGTCCCTACACAAGGAAGTTAGGGAGTCACTTAAGGACCTAGTCAGACTACAGACACAATGGGGGACAACCAGCGAGGGTGCGCAGGTCAACAACACAATCAACATCCTCAAAGTCGAGTTAGCAAAGGAAAGCCCTGAGAGTTGGAAGAGAATCAAGGCACAATTGCAAGAGCAGGTGGAGGGAATCGAGCAATGATGGCGAAGACAGTCGACTTGATGCAGATAACCCATCCCGGTTTCCAGTTGTTCCAGAAGGACATCATTGACTTGGAGACCGAACTTCCGCTCTTCATGGAATACTGTGTGATTGTGTGCAAGAGGTTCAAGCACTACGCCAATATGAATCACGAGTATGTAACTATGATGTCGCTCACTGATGTCGTGTCATTGCTTGACCAAATATCAGACACCGATGACCCTGCTGAAATCCTACCACTGAGAGAATTGATGGCCGAGTCTGCCACTAAGTTCAAGGAACTATGCGAGGACATGGCTAGTTGCATAGTGAATGAGTCAGTCGCCACTGACTTCTACATAAGACTAGGCGAGAAGACAATGGAATACTGTTTTGATTACACCGGAGTTGAGCACTAATGCCACAGGGTACAGGAGGGATGGGAACTGGTAGTGACACCAGAATCTACAATCCACGTAGCGAATCCTCCCATATGTACAGCAACAATTACGAGGAGGACAAGCATGGTGCTGAGGACGGTAAGGAAAAAGACGCCAAGATGGACCGCAAGAGGGCCAAGGACAGAGCCCGCAGGAAGATAATGAGCAGTCTCAAGCACATAAAAGTCAAACCCTCCGACCTGCAACAATTCAAAGACGACAAGGAAGAAGGCAGGGATGATGCTGACAAGAGAGACCAAGAGCGTGAGATATCTGCACAGACAGGTCCACCGGGCAATCTTGGATTCCTAACCAGTCTGGCTATGGGGGCAAGAGGTCCCGGTGCTGCTGGTGGTGAGATGGTTGCCATGGGTGAGCCAATGGATGTCGCTTTCAGATTACTCAAACAAGAGGCGCAGGGCTTCGTACCTGATAAAAACCCTGAACCCAAGAGGGAAAAGGGCGATAAAGCCAAGGAGAAGAAGGACAAGAAGGAAAGAGGCAAAAAATTCCGTCCCTCCACTGGACAGTTCAAGATGCCACCCGGTGGTGTCAACCCAGCATCCGCCACATCGAGAAGAGCCAAGGCAAGGAGCAGGGGCATCAAGAGTGACAAGAAGACGGGATTAGGTAGGTCACATCTATCAGTTGAGATGTCACATCGAGGTGTCAAGACAAAGCAGCCGATGTCAAAGGACCCAGCAAAATACAGGCAGTACATGGGTCAGCAAGAGGGCAGGAAGAGATTGGGCAACGTCAGAACCGTGACTTCCACCCCCACTAGGTTCGGTGCTCGCTCATACACTGCTGGTCCAACCGGTGGCGGTAGGCTACAAGGTGTTCAAAGACCAAGAAGACCTGCTCTCAAACCACACAGGATACCACCGATTATGCCACCTGCTGTGCCACCAAGACCAACAATGCCAGCCCCACCACCCATTCCAAGCGCACCACCTATGCCAACAGCAGGTGTTGGTGTACAGCAAATGGCAGCACCACCTCCAATGACCCACATCATCAGTTCAAGGCATCATGACTGGACCCCAAGGCAAGGGTAGTGACTTACAGAAGAAAAGCCTGACCTACTATGACATAGCTGAGTTGAGGCAATTAGTCAATGAGGCTAGAAGGGCGATAAAGCAAAAGGAATCTAAGAAAAAAGGCATGGGAACTAAAGATACAGCGGGTGCAGGCTCGAACTTACCAAAGCACCCAGAAAACGGTCCTAAGCAGACCACTCGACCAGAGGGTGCGACTGAAGACGCGAACAACGAACCACGTACGTTCGGCATGGACCCCATTGGAGTTTACACCAGTAGGGGAGGACGAACACCTTGAACACAGTGCGAGTCATCCGCAAATCCTACGTAATCAGAAAAATGGGTCATTTGCTCATTAAGGGTGATGGTAATTACGGTGTGTTCGGTGGTGCCTACCACGTTCAGAGATACCCACCTGAAGACGCACATAACGATGACCCGAATCAACCTGATGTTCCTGCTTTCGCACACACTGGTGGATTTCATGAGGGTGAGACTGGTATACCCGGTGTTGGTAGAGTCATTCCCGGTGAATTCATCAGAGGCAATCATGGTGAGATTGTATATAGAGACCAGTCGGTTAACATTGAGGTCGGCTTGACCAGTGGCGGAAATCCCAAGATCACGGGTCTGTTCAAACCAAATGGTGGCGTTCAGTCGATGGACACTATCAATGAGATTACGGATTTCGAATTGGAAACTTACCTTGATGAGTTCCGTGACAAAAGCTCCGACGCGAGCAAAAAGATGTGCGACATCTGGGAAGGCATGACCGCATGGATGCAGGATGAAATCAAGACATCTTTGGAGTATGTTGATGTCATGAGGAAGTTTGATGAGAAGCCAAATGGCGTTGAAGGGCTGGCCGCGATTGCCAACAAGCGCCCCAACGAAAAGGTTGTGAATCAGGATGATGAAAAATTCATCGATGATGATATTCCTTTTTAGGGTTTTCGCGTAGTGCTGTGGTTGAGAATCGATTCCGACGTGCATGGCGAGACAGATGATGCCTCAGTGGGCGACGTGGTGGATGCACTGGAGATGCTCCACTATGTTACCCGCGATCTGGGTCATCCCTCGATGGCGATGAAGATTCTTGACATTGCCGATGAGTTGAACGCGCGTCAAAGAACCCGTATTTGCGGGACCGTGCCCAAGGAGCGGCTATGAAAGATATGGTCAACTCTCCAGATCACTACAACGCTGGATCGGTTGAAACAATCGACTCGATTAAATCAGCGCTTGGTGATGAGCGCTTTCAAGGCTATCTTGCGGGAAACATCATCAAGTATGCCTGTCGCTTTGACAAAAAGGGTAAGCCTGTGGAGGATCTCCAGAAGATGATGTGGTACACGAAACGACTAATTGAGGAGTTGGAATAAGGGATGGCTGAGATTGTTCTTAAATCAAATCAAATAGAAAAAGACGAAATTCTGGAGGAGCTTGCTCAAAACTTTGATTATGAATTTTCTGGGGTTTCTGAAACGTGCGTGCCTACTTTGGAAGAGTTGCCCAAAGATTTTCAAATTGGTTTGATTGTCGGTCCATCTGGCAGTGGTAAATCCACCATGTTGAAACTATTCAACGAAGAAAAAACGCCAGTTTGGTCTGAGAGCAAAGCCATAGCATCTCACTTTGATAGCGCACAAGACGCTCAAGACAGGTTGAGCGGTGTTGGCCTCAACTCGGTCCCAGCGTGGTTTAGGCCGTATCACATACTTTCAACAGGTGAGCAATATAGAGCTAACCTTGCTAGAAAATTAAAGAATGAAGCGGTTGTGGATGAATTTACCAGCGTTGTCGATAGATCAGTCGCCAAGTCTTGCTCTCGTGCCGTGTCGAGGTACATTAAGAGTAACGACATTCATTCGATGGTTTTTGCGTCTTGTCATTACGACATCATTGAGTGGCTGGAACCAGATTGGGTTTTTGACACTTTGACTCAAAAATACCTTTCAAGGGGGTTACTTTGGCGTCCCAAAATTGAATTGGAAGTTGTACCATGTTCGGCGCTTGCGTGGTCAATCTTCAGCAAGCATCACTATTTGTCAGCAAACCTCAATAAGAGTGCAAAGCACTGGATGTGCAGTTGGGA